TGATCCTATTATTCATCTTGCGGACAGTAACGAAGTTTCAGATATTGTCGATCTTGGTTTTGTAGGTAAGTATTATCGTGATGGCCAACAAAGACATACTGGTCTTATAAGAGACGCATCTAACGAACAATATTACTTATTTAGAGATGTAGTTGATTCTTCACTTGATTCAGCTTTAACTATCAATAGATCAGCAACTGGATTTGCAAAAGCTGATTTAAACGTTGCTAACTTACTAGCCGATTCGGCTACTATGACTAACCTAACGGTTACTGGGTTATCTACGACTTCTGTTGCTACAACCACATTATCAAGAGTAGCTCCAAACGTTGATTCGGCCACTTATGGTTCATCAACTAAAATACCTGTAATGACAGTTAATACTTCTGGATTCATTGACAGTATTGGAGAAGTATTGGTAGCAGGCGTAACGGCTGTAGCATACGATTCAGATACCGCTACGATTACGATAAGCACCGCAGACGGTGGTAGTTTTGCTACTGTCATGCGTGGATTTAATGATAGTTCACCACTCTTCTTTGGTGATTCATCTGACTTTAAGATAGTTAGGGAACAATATGATACTATCTTAAGAGAACAAACTGGTACTTTGTTCTTATCTGCGCCTGAGATCAAATTAGCAGACGAAACAGGTAACGATCCGGTCCTAATTCATGTAGGTTCTGCCCACGGCGTCAAGTTAAATGACTCTGAAGGTAACCTGATATTGAATACTAGAAAGTACGGTGTTGAAGGTAGAGGCAAGTTAACCTTCGACTCGGCCGACTTTACGATATTAAAAATTGGTGGTGAAGTTGTTAACAACGCAATGTTTGTTGATTCAGCTTATGTTGAACAGGTTTCGTTAGACTCAGAAAGAGCTAGAAATCTTATTGATTCTGATTACCTTGCTGAGCGTATTAAGAATCTTGAAGGTAATATTACAATCACCACAGCTCGTAACGATGCCGCGGCTGGACCAGTACTTAAATTAAAAACCACTACGACATCGGCAGCCGATTCTGATCTACTTGGCGAAATTGTTTTTGAAAGTAACGATTCAGGTAGTAATGCTGAAGAATATGCAAAGATTCGAGCAGTAATTGATGATGCCACTACGAGTAGTGAAGATGGTACAATTGAAACACTGATTAAAGATGGTGGATCATTTATTACCGCGACACGGTTACGTAAGTCTGGTTTCCATATTGGTCACCAAATACCATTAAGTCTTACTGGTGAGCTAATACTAAATGGTGAAACAGTTGACTCTAATTTTGTTAATCTACGTGCTAAAGATATTACGACCGATCAGTTTAAAGTTGACCTGGTGAATGCCGGTGCAACTGCTGGACCAAATATCGTCTTAGATAGAAATAGTTCTAGCCCAGCAGATTCTGATGCCTTAGCAAGAATTGAATTTAGAGGCAGAAATAGTTCTGACTCTGCAATATCGTACGCTCAGATACAAACATTTATTAATGACGCTTCGGCCGATAGTGAAGATGCAGAAATGCACTTTGTACTCACACAATCTGGTGTGCAAAGAACAAAGATGAAGTTTACACCAACGGGTATCGTACTTGCTGGAAACGAAAGAGTAGCGTTTAGTGACGATTCATTCCATCAGTTACTTACACCTGGTAATTACACATCAGACCACGCACTAACGTTACCTGACTCAACTGGCACGATTATGACTCGTGAGTTTATTACGACTCTAGTTGACTCAGCATATGTATCGCTCAGACAAGGCGCATCGACACTTAACTTAGAAATCGATGACAGCGCTGGGGTGCAAAAGCTTTTAGTACCAATTACACAAGCGGCAACAGTCGTAACCGGTGCACCAATTGGATTTGGTAACACAGTTTCAGTATTACTTACTGATAGTTCAGCGTTTACTATCAGTCTTTAACGTATAAATAGAAGGAACATAAAGGAATCAGAAAATGGCAGATCGTATTCCACTAGTTATATCGGGGACCAGTATTAGAGAGATCCCCTCAAGCGACAGGCTTGATGTGCAAGGAGCAATGGAGGTTAACGGTAATATAACACCGGGCACCGACTCAGCTCACAGCATTGGCTCGGCATCACTTAAATTTAAAGACTTATTTCTATCGGCAGGAACGATACACTTAGGTGGTATTAAACTACGTGCTGACGGTAATAAGTTATCAATTCAAGATAGCACTGGAGCTAATTCAAGTCTTGCACCAACCTCACAGTTTGTATCTGGAGATTCTGGATCGAGCGAGTTCTTATTGCGAGTATCTGACGCATTATCAGTGGTTGATGCTGGAGGAGACGGCTCATTCGCATACGACTCATCACTAGGAAAGTTTACGTATACCGGTCCTTCTGCCTCCGAAGTACGTGCACATTTTAGTGGTACAAGTGGTGTAACATACAATAGTGGAACTGGAGCAATAACAATTGGTCAGGCTGTTGCCGCATCTGATTCTGTGGTATTCGCTGGTTTACATGTTGGTACAAACGCAACGATTGGTGGTAACATAACTGTCAATGGTACTACCACAACTGTTAATTCGACAAACACCACGATTACTGATCCACTGATTGGTCTTAACCAAGTTGCTGGATCAAACGCTAACGACTTAGGATTTATTTTTGAGCGTGGGTCAACTGGTAATAACGCTGCTTTTATCTGGGATGAAACAGAAGATAAATTTGCACTAGGTACAACCACAGATTCTGCCGGTCAAACTGGTAACCTTACAGTTTCAACTGGAGGCTTGATTGCAAACATTACTGGTAACGTAACTGGTTCATCAGGATCTTGTACAGGTAACGCTGCCACTGCCACAGCACTAGAAACTGCTAGAGCAATCGCGGTCTCAGGTGACGCAGTTGGTACGGCTAACTTTGATGGAACCGCTGGTATTAGTATCTCAGTAGCGTTGCAAGCTAACACTGTTAACTCAAACGAGTTGGCAAGCGCAAGTACGTTGCTGATTAAGAATACAGCTGGATCAACTCTTAAAACAGTAGTAGGAGCTGGCAACTAATGGCCAATCCCGCAACCCGAGATCAATTGATCGATTATTGCCTTAGAAAACTTGGTGACCCAGTCATTGAGATCAATATTGATGAAGATCAGAAAGAAGACCGGGTTGACGAGGCTATTCAGTATTACCAAGAGTTTCACTCTGACGCTACTCATCGGGCTTACTTTTCGCATGAGTTAACCGCAACCGATATAACCAATAAGTATATAGCGGTTTCTTCTAACGTACATTTTGTGTCAAGAGTGTTTCCTCTAATATCAAGTGCCACAGCTTCTAAAAATATATTCAATCTTAGATACCAGATGCACTTGTCAGAAATTACTGACATGTCACAGTTCGCAGGTGATATTGCTTACTACGAACAAATACAACAATATCTTTCGTTGTTGGATATGACCTTGAATGGGCATACGATGGTAGACTTTGCGCGCAGGCAAGGTAGGATTTATTTGCATGGCCATATTGAAGATCTAGATGTTAAAGCTGGTGATTTTATAGTTTATGAATTCTATAGCACTATCGATCCAGATACGCATACATCAATATATAACGACATGTGGTTGAAAGAATATACCACAGCTTTGTTTAAATTACAGTGGGGTTCAAATCTAATAAAGTTTGAAGGCATGCAATTGCCTGGTGGTGTTATATTAAATGGTAGACAGCTTTTCGACGATGCGACCGGTGAACTTCAAGACCTAAGGGAGAGAATTAGACTCGAACATGAAATGCCAGCAGACTTCTTCTTAGGGTGATGACATGCGAAATTTTTACATACGAGATAATGTAAGGTCAGAACAAAACCTTTACGAAGACATCGTAATTGAGTCTTTAAAAATCCACGGCCAAGATGTTTTTTATCTTCCTCGAGTTACTGTGTTCGAGGACAGAATTTTTGGCGAAGAAGTTCCAGCAAAATACTCCAATAGTTATACGATAGAAATGTACCTTGATAACGTCGAAGGTTTCGATGGAGAGGGAGATCTATTTACAAGGTTTGGTGTTGAGATTCGTGATGAATGTACGTTTGTAGTATCCAGAAGAAGATGGGAACAAACTATAGGAAAAATTGATAACGATATAAACAGCGATAGACCGAGAGAAGGTGATTTAATTTACCTACCGCTTTCAAACTCCATGTTTGAGATTACGCACGTAGAACATGAGATGCCGTTCTATCAGTTATCAAATCTTCCTGTCTATAAACTACGTGCCCATCTGTTTGATTACAACGGAGAAGACTTCGATACAGGTGTTGACACTATTCAAGATATCGAAAAAGATCACGCATACATCTATACCTTGAAGATACAAGGAGCAGATGTTAACAATCCAAAGCCTATCTTGAAAGATACAGTTATCACGCAAAACCAAAGTGGAGTACTTGTTACCGCTGAAGTTGCTAGATACTCAGATTCAGATGGTACTGTACACGCGGTTAATTTAACTTCTGGTGATGGTACATTTAGATTATTCCAAGCAGATAGCACGGCAACATTTGATTCTGCAACTAACATTCATACTATACAGACAGTTGGTGAACTGAATAAACTTTCTGAAAACGAACAAAATACAGACTTTGGATCTTTTGGTGACGACTTCCTTGACTTTAGCGAATCGAATCCGTTTGGTGATCCATCGGGGAATGACTAATGAGTGACGATTTTTTTGATTTTGGTTTTACAGCCGTAGACGAAAACGAACTTGAGGCTGTTCAAAAAGCTGCTGCAAAGACTGAAACAGTTGCCGCGGAAAAAATGAACACTCAAGAAAAGATAGATAAACTATATAACGCAGTTGTGCCTTTGTTAAATAACTTAAAGAAGAATCCAGAAAAAGAATATATTCTCTGGCCAGATAGACTAGCAAAGGTTGAAGCCTTTGAAACACATTTACAGAAGATCTATAAAAGCTAATGTTTGGAACTCATTTTTATCACGAGAAAACTAGAAAGGCAGTTGCCATATTTGGTAAACTGTTTAATAACCTGTATGTGGTTCGTAAGAATAGAACTACAGGTGCTAGTACATCTCAAGTAAAAGTTCCACTTGCTTACGCACCAAAAGCAAAGTACCTAGACAGAATTCGTGAAAACCCAGATCTCGACACTGATACAAAAGTATCGATTAAACTTCCACGTATGTCTTTTGAAATTACATCTATTGCTTATGATAATCAAAGACAGCTATCAAAGACAAATAATTTCACTCGGTTCGGTACTGCAAACACAAATAGAAATAAATTTTTCGCTGGTGTACCATATGTAATTTCTTTTCAATTAAACATATACACAAAAACTCAAGATGACGCACTACAAATAGTAGAGCAAATATTGCCTACCTTCAATCCACAGTATTCAGTAACATTAAAACCATTTGCAGATTTTCCTGATGTTTTAGAAGATATACCAATTGCAATTTCAAGTGTAAGTTTTCAAGACGATTTTGAAGGTGAACTAGGCGCACGTAGAACAATCATATACACCATGGATTTTGAAATGAGAGTACGATTCTATGGTGCTATAAATACTGGAGAGGTTGTTCGTGATGTACGTGCTAAAGTTTTTGATATTGGAGCTGGCTTGAATGATTCAGACATTAGATTGAATACAATACAACTAGTACCTAACCCAACTTCTTTGAACATACTTGCTGATTCCGACTTTGGATTCACCCGTATAGATTATGATGGAGACAGCGATGCACCAGGATAGTAATCACCAGAACGATTACAACTATTCAAGAGAAACATATTATGAATTGATTGAAAAGGGTAAAGACGCACTAGACAATATGATAGACGTGGCTCGGGAATCTGAACATCCTAGAGCATACGAAGTATTAGCAGGTTTACTGAAAAACGTTTCTGATGTCAACGATAAGTTGATGGAACTGAATAAGAAGCAAAAAGCTCTTGAACAACAAAATGAAATGAAGCAAGTAGAAAATCAACAAAATAATTTTTATATTGGCTCAACCGCCGATATTCAACGACTGCTTCAAGGCGATATAGTAGATGCAACAGCAACCGAACATACCGACGTATCTGGGGAACATAAATCTCAAACGAGCTGATGCTCAAGAAGAGTGGACTCCTGAAAAGATACAAGAATACAAGAAATGTATGGATGATCCCATATACTTCGCTAAAAAGTATATTAAGGTTGTGTCACTTGATAAGGGTTTAGTGCCATTCGATCTTTATCCTTATCAAAGAGAGATGTTTGGTAACTTCAATGAGCATAGGTTTAACATTGTTCTGGCATGCAGACAAAGCGGTAAATCGGTATCCGCGTGTGCCTACCTGCTCTGGTACGCGCTGTTTTCTCCGGAAAAAACTGTTGCGATCCTTGCTAACAAAGGAGCAACTGCCAGAGAAATGCTCGGCAGGATCACGCTTATGCTTGAGAACCTACCGTTCTTTCTACAAGCCGGAGCTAAGTCTGTCAACAAAGGTTCTCTTGAATTCGGTAACAATTCTAGAATTATTACTTCTGCAACCACTGGTTCTTCTATCCGGGGTCTTAGTATTAACCTGCTTTATCTAGATGAGTTTGCGTTCGTAGAAAAAGCCGCAGAGTTTTATGCCTCTACATATCCTGTTATTTCATCTGGTGTGGACACCAAAGTGATTGTCACGTCCACAGCAAATGGTATTGGTAATATGTTC